GACGGTAGTAATTCTTTAAACGCTTGTGCCTGGAATTGTGTTGCTGCTTCAGCTAACAAAGGGTGAGTCACGCCAGATGCACCTTGAAATGGTCTTGTTACTTCTTGATATTTAAATCCTAATAAATCTAAACCTTTGGTATATGTTTCAATGTATGATTTTCTAGCTAAACTGTCGTCTTTGAAATCTGCTAATAGTTTAGAACCCAAACTTTTTAATTCACCCTCGTCAATAAATTCCGCTAAGTTTGCATAAAAGTTTTGTTCAGGACTTTCTGGTGCTGCCTCTCCTGATAAAAGATTACCTTCTTCATCTTCAATTACATCTATGTTTTCATTAACTGAAAGATCTTCAGGACCTTCTATTTCGATATCCTCTTGCTCTTGGACTTCTACTAGGTCTTCTCTTGACATTATCTACCTTTCTTGAATGCTTTACCAAATCCTCTTATTGCCATACCAATACCTCTTGATTTTATTGGTTTTGGTTTAAGAACTTTACCCTTAAACGTTGGTTTAGGTCTGATGACACCACCGCTTCTTTTTCTATTTAAAATTTTTTCTAAATCTTTCATACTACCTTCTGGTGATGATTTTATCAATCTTTCTACCTGTTTTTCAAACTTTGCTTTTCGTCCTTCTGCAAATCTATCTTTTGCTTTTGGATTTTTTAATTGCTTTAATTTTTCTGTTGGGTTTGTCGTAAAATACTCTGTAAGTTTTTCTGCCCTTTCTATATCTTTTTTAGTTAATCTATCTTTATCTTTTAAACGTTCTGCTAATGCATAAGTTTTTGCTTTATTTTTTGTCATAGCTCCTCCATCCTTTCTTCCTGTAATTGTTTTAATTGCTTTACGCATTTGTGGTACGGCTCTAGCCACTCTAGCTGAAGCCATAGGTTTTGTTTTGGCTTTTGAACGTTGTGTTTCAAGTTGTAGTTTGGCTAAATTTTTCATAATTAAAATATGGGAGCAAAATACTCTCTTTTTGGCACAATTGCAACCAATCCACCCGTAGCGTAAGATCTCATTTTTTTCTTATTTAAGATTTTAGCCGCATTCTCAGGTATTTCCATAACAATTGATGTAAACATTTCATCTGTCGTAAAATCTTCTTTTGCTAATAAATCAGCTTGTAATCTGTCTGATGATGATCTCTTAGAATTTAATTTATTTAATACATAATCTCTATTTGTTTTTTTCTTAAAGGTAGCCATTATGGAGCCATTAGGATTTCTAATCGCATATGGGCCATCACCTTTAAATGTGTTTGAATAAATCTTTTGTTTAGATATTGGTAACTTTAAACCGTAGTCTTGTTCTATTTCTTTTGCTATTTTTTTCATTGTTTCAATATAAATTGCATCTCCAGCTTTTTTTCTGGTTCCCGGACCTGGGAGCTGTGCTTGGTCAAATGCTTTTGTTTTTAAACCTTTTTCATCTCCGTAATAAAGATAATGACCTGCATCTTTTTTGTGGTGTGTGCTTTTACCTTTATAGGTTGTAGTAGGTAGAATTGATATTCCTTTTTTGCCAGTTCTTATTGCATCATCAATCATCTCTCTAATAGCTAGTTTGTAATATTGATTAAGGTATGGAAAATAATCTGGTTGATCTTCTATATTTCTTTTCATAATAGTTGATAGTTGTTGTAAACCTGATTCATCTAATATCTCTGATCTTTGAAAAAATTTTCTGTACAATGCTTTTTCTGCATCTAAATCATTTAACAGTTTCATTTCAGCTTTTGTTAAAGGTTCTCTTTTAACTTTGTTGATTAAAGGTTTTTGTTGATCTGATGCATCTTTCATTCGTCTTTTAATAAAAGTTTCTACTAAACTTTTACCGTAAGGATTTGAAATTAATTTTCTTATATTACCTTTACCTTCTCCAAAAAATTCTTGAATAGGATCAGATTGTATTTCTTCAGCAAAAAGAATTGGATCACCTTTTTGATTGTATCTTGTTTTTTTCAAAGTAAACACAACAGAATTGGGTTCATTAAAGTGAGCACCAGAAACTACCTTACCAACTTTGTTACGCGGAATATTTTCATCTAAGTGAATTACTGTTTCTCTATAGTTGTCTCCTCCCTTTGTTGATCCTACACTCTCATGTTTAGCAGCACCTTTAAAAGTTCCTCCTTTAGGCTCAACATACTTTCTCATCTTTTCTAAATTAGATATTAACGATCTCATGATTTGTTGATCGCCAACAGGCAGTGACGGTATAATATCTCTTAAAGTATCTAATTCTCTTTTAGTTGCAAAATTTCTAACAATAGGTAAACCAGTCGATGCAGTTCTATCATACATTATTTGAAATTTAGCTAATTTTTGTTCTGCCTTTTTTAAAGTTGATCTATTTGCAGTGTTTGTTGTTTTAAAAATTAACTCTTGTAAACTACCACGCACATTTGCATTCATAATATCTGTTGCAGCGTATAGATCAAAAAACTCACTCTTCTTAAAATCTTCAGAACCATAGTGTTTTACTTTTAGTCTGTTAGAAGGAGAATCTTTTAACATTTTAAGAATGTCTTGTTTAGATAAAGAAGCGCCCTTAATCTGCAGTAAGTCATACAATGCACCACCTATAGGTTTCATTTTAGCATCTAACTTTAAAATACCAGCATCGAACAATTCATCCTTGTTAATTTTACCTTGTTTTATTTTGTTGATTATAGTTCCTACTATTTGTTGAGGAGGAGTATTTGCAAAATTCATTTGTGCTATTTCATCAAACGCTCTTGAACCTTGAAACTCTGAAACAGTTTCTGCTAAACCAAATCTTTTTGGTGTTCCTGTTTCACCATAATTAAACTTTTCAGTAATTTTTATAGGAACATCTTTTTTTCTTAAAGTTACATCAGCTCTTGTATCTGCTTGTCTTTTACCTGGAACCGTAGCTGCTTCTACAATTTCTGGAGGAGGTGCCTCAGCTGCTCTTGCTGCTTCTGGTGCTCTGAATTTTCTTGTCATGTTTCGATATCCTTTACCTATGATATCTCTCATTAAAAATGCTGCAGCTCCACCAATGACACCGCCACCTAACCAATAAGGTAAAGTTCCTGCTGACATGATTGGGACTCCAATACCATGGACAACAGTTCCAGGAATATCTCTTTCTTCTACTGCTTTTTTAAGAGCTTGTATTTCTTTATTAGTATATTCAACAGCTCTAGCCTCTCCAATACCAGGTAGCATGTCTTTTGAAACTTCGTTTAAAAGATTTAAGGTGTCAGAACCAAAAGCTTTAAGTGCTAATATTTCACGATCTGTTATAGGTCTTTGTAAAAGAGCACCTGGCGGTGGCAGGTCGTTGAGCGTTACTTTCTCTTGAGTTTTTTTCATA